GGCATTGATGTCGAGCGTCGCTGCCGCGCCCGAGTACACCGAGCCGTCCTCGTCGTCACCGAACCACGCCTCTACGCCGTCCTGGTGCCGCGTGTGCCACCCGGTGTCGATGGCGTATCCGAGAGAGTCGTCCGTGGGCGTGGCAAAAACGAAGCCGTTTGCAGAGCCGGTGATCCGGGCCGAGCTCCCGAGGGTCCCGGTGATGTCGGGGACCTCGAGGATAGTCAGGTCCACAATCGTGCTCGTCCCGTCGTAAAAAATGTCGGCGTAGGACGGGATAAGGAGAAGGTCCACATCGGTCGCAGACCCGCCGGTCCCTGTCACGTTGACCCCGACGCTCATCCCTACCATCTTGTCGGCGACGCCCTCGCCGTCATGCCGTGCGAGGGTCCCGAAGCCGCCCATGGTGGAGAGGTTCGCGGAGTATCCCTCCAGGACGGTTGCATTGGTGTACCCGCCCTGGATCGAGTTGTAGTCGTACGATGTCCCACTATTGTTGCCCATGTACACGTAACCGAAAATGCCGTAGGTGTTCGAGTCCAGGTTCTCCTCGGCTGGGTTGAGGTAGGACCCGAACCCGAGGCCGAGGTACAAGTCCTCTGTGCCGTCGGCATACTGGACGAGGCTGAACTGAACGCCATCTACGAACGCTTGCAGTGGTCCGTTGGTAACCTGGACCTGCCCCAGAACGGTCTGCCCGGCGACCGTGAAGTCCCCAAGCACGTTCGCGTCGTCCTGGATGTAGAGGTCCGTGAACAGCCCCAGCCCGTCTGCCGAGATGTTCCACGGATAGGCCAGCCCGAACGCCTCGCCGGTCGCGCTTGGGTTCCCGGTGTAGGTGCCGTTGCTGCATCCGGCCCCACAGTCCTCCAGAGGGAAGTTCGCCACAGTCCACGGAGTCCAGACGGAAGCCGAGGCCACCCAGGTTGCGTTGTCCCCGCTCGCGTAATCGCAGTTCGCCGTGCATTCATACAGGACGGCAGCGGGGTTGTAGTCCCACCCACAGGTCGATTCACTCCAGAGGAAGATGTCCTCGATTTTGTAGGTCATGGCGAAGGAGTTGCCGAAAAGGTCCATCTCCTCGTTCAACAGATCGTCGTCGGACCAGCTATAGAGCGTCATCGAAGCAGCAGCGACAATGTACGCCGAGAGGCTTTTGCCCTTCGCCGCGTTCTCCCCGTTAGGAAGCCCTGCACCTACTGGATCAAAATTAGCGGTGGCAGGACTGTCACAACAGGAGGGGCCGAGCGCACAGATGGGCGTCCCCCCAATATCCGGGCAGATACTCGCCGCCGCCAGGACGAAAAGCACTCCCTTCTCGCAGGCACAGTCCTCGGACGACATGACGTTGTAGGCCGTTCCGTCGATAGCGATGGGCGTGACCCAGAACTCCGTGGATAGAGCCGTCACATCCAGACACCCGTTCACCGCTGGGTTGCCGATGGCTGCGGTGAACCCGACCTCCCCGGTCACGGGGTCGTTCTCTCCTGCAAGATCCAGGTAGCCGGAAAGATCCTGCGACAACAGCGAGGTCCACGCCGCGCCGGTGTATGCCTGGAGATCAGTCCCTGTCCAACGAACGTTACCTGCGGTTTCATTTGTCGTGGTTCCAAAGGTTGCTGCGCCGGGGAGTGACACAAGGCCCTTCAAATAGGTATTCGTGACTGAATCGTTACCAAGGACCACGGTGTCAGATCCTTGACCGAGTGCAGCATATCCAATCACGTTCTCGTTTGTAATTCCATTTGCCGACGCCCTGGCTCGATATCCCAGGTAGAGCGAATTGTTTGCCGTCGTCAACAAATTTGTTCCAGTCGGTCCATAAAAACGCCCCGCATCTGCGCCAAGACCTAGATTCTGAGAACCGCTGGCCAATCCGTATAGGGTCGTAAATCCGATGGCAACGTTGTCATGCCCACTGGTGTTGGCAAACAGAGCATAATGCCCAAGCCCAAAATTTGCTGCTCCGGTAGTCGTGTTGTAGAGAGTCCCCGAGCCAACCCCAATATTCCCTGTGCCGGATGTCACGTTCGTAAGCGCATAAGAACCTACTCCAACATTGTAAGCCGCCGTACTCGGCGTCGCGGAGGTCGGTCCACATCTATTTCCAAGATAAACGTTGTCAAACCCAGTGCTCAGTCCCTCGGCGGCGCGACTTCCGAAAATCGTGTTAGTGCGCCCCTCCCAAGACTCCACCCCGGATAACAAACCATCCCCAGCAGCACCAACGCCAACGATTGTGTTTGAGGTTTGGTCAAACCACCGATCGGTCATCAAATCCGAGTCCAGTGATACCGGATCCGAGCCCGTCCCGGAAATAGAGTCTATCCCTATAATATCGTTGTCTTCCATCTGGAGATCACCAAGCAGTCTAAGATCATCTCCAGGATCCAAAATAAGGTCGTCAAGACCGCTTCCTGTACACGTAAGATATGCGTCTCCACTATCATCTGTAAGTGTACAGGTGTAACCAGAGTCCTCTGAGATCAAAGACTCTCCAAATTCTGACCAAAGACTATAGCCAGGCATCAAATCACAAGACGGCAAGAGGCCAATGTCGGGCCAGCAGCCAGCCTCGGCTTCAGCAGCAAACAGCACAAAAAGCAGGGCCAAAAGGATTCTCAGCACAATATGCCTTTCAGTCTCGGATTGAAATTTTCAATTCGAGTCTCTAGCGTCCCATATCAAAGTACTGTCGCCGCACTGGCTTCTTCCAGCCTCCATCTTCGACTACATTCTTCTCGCGCATCAGCCGCGCTTTCTCGGTCCTGCTAGTGATATGAGCTGGCCTCCAATGACTATTGCCGTTTCGGTCCTCAAACGATTCTCCCAAGTGCTCGTCTATATAGCCTCCTTCAGGCACATACGCATCAAAAAAGGTTCCTGTTTGGTCGGATACCTTGAGAAGTGTCCCTGCCTCCCACACGTATCGACCACCACAGCCTTTCTTCGCCCTCAATGGAGGCCAGCTCATTTTGTCGGTTCCTCCAACTTGATCTGAATCACGCGCTCATACTGGTCTTTGCTGAACTGGTACATTCTCAAAGCGTTCTTTTCCATCCGTCGTGCAATTCCTGGACTTGATCTGAACTCGTCGTGGTTAACATACTCCACGGAAGCTGTAGCAAAGTCTCCGTTTCGAATGAGCTCGAGTGTTCTCGGACTTCCAGGAAGATCTCCCCTGAACCACCCATCCAGGAGAGCTGTTCTAAGATACTGCGGGTAAGTCGCAAAGCGAGGGATAGCCTTCTGAATCTCTCCAACGCGTTTCTCAATATCGTAGCGGAACAGATCAAACGCTTGACTCTTTGAAAGCTTTCTCTTTCCAGCCACCACGGACTCAGCATCAAAGTCCCTCCCAAAGAGTTGCTTCATGATAGCCGGAGTTTCGGTCGTGATCTTATGGCCGATGCCAATCGTGGGAAAGCCTTTTGGATCTTTGTATGTGCTAAGCCGAAGACCCTCGTGCTTAGCGATATACTCGGTGTCTACGATTGGCTCATGCCTTCGCATTCTAAGCCTCTCTTTGATCATTCCAAGCAGGAAGGACTCACTCACGGCTCATGGTCCTCTTATAGTTTCTGCTAAAGAAGTCGGCCTGCTCCGCGGTCTCGAAGGGAATGCTTTCACCGGTCTGAATCGCGTATTCCCACGCCTCATCTGGGTCCAACTCAACGAGCTTGTTTCCATGCTGAACAATGGTAGGATACACGTAGTAGATTCCGTCCGCCTCTCCCCAAGCCATCCTATGCGTCATCGAGGTTCCATCACGCTTAATACTTGGATATGCCTTCGGCCTGATGATTCGATCAACAAAGTTCTTATTCGCGTGCTTCGCGAGAATGCTCGTCATCTGGTCGTAGCTCAGCGGTTCGCCTTGCTGGACTCCGAGCTTCTCCATCAGACTGGACATGAAGTCGGCTGCCATTACACGCCTCCAAAGAGCTCGGGCCGCATTCTGCTGCCCATAATGCCACCCGTCATAGAACCACCAGTCTCACGGCCACGACCACCTTGCTGAGCGATCATCTGCTCTTGCTGCATTCTCGGATCGACTTGCTGCTGACTCAAGAACATCTGAGTTGGGTTCAGATCCATCAGGCGAGCCATCTCGTTCAGCACGGACCATCTGTTGACTTCAGGAAATCCGAGGAAGTTCTGCAGCAGCATGGCCTTCTGCATATCTTGGCCCTTACCGGGAGGCTGCATGCTCTCAGCCAGGATGGTCACTTCTGAGTCTTCGCGGATCGTAGCTTCTCCAACAGTAAAACCCGGTGGCAAACCGACCTGAGCAAGGTCAGCCGGAAGCCCGACAATCGCTTGCATCTCTTGGACTCCCACAAAGGCTGCAGCAATAGCAAGCATCTTGCGAGCAATCCTAGCGCAAAACTGTTCCACACTATCGTTAAGGTCCGTAATGCGGATGTTGCTGCCAGCCACGATCTCGCTGACCTCATATGCAGTCTTCCTTCCACCCGGTGCACTACCTTGCATATACTGGTTCCATCCGGTGATCTCCGAAATGTCTTCTTTCACTCGCATTTCGTGGTACTGCATGTCAGCGGTCCCACTTGGCATCGGAAGCAGTCCAATGCCTTCCTTGTCTTCGACCTCGGCAAACGAGGCTACTTCGGAGCTAATCAGCTTCTCAAGTTGGTCGCCAGTCGCTGCGCCCTTATCAACAAGGTGCTTCGGAATCTGCCGCTTCCAAATCTCGAGCCACATGCTGCGAATCCTGGAAAGCTCGTCAAGCTGAGGTCTAATCAACGCCGCTTCGGGAATGCAGAAGATCTCATCCGGAACAGGCATCGGCTCAAGGAACTCAGGGATAAGACCGTCGATGGGATACGGATTATCAAACTTCTCAAGGTAGCTGCTATACGAAGGCGTGACAAACATGAACTTGTTTGTAGTAAGGTCTTGAATCTCGTACACAACAGTCCTGGCAAACCGCTTGATGCTCGTTTTCTCTGTCTGGTCTGTGTAGTTCTTGAACCGAGCCCACTTGCTATACCGAATCTCTTGGAAGACGCCCTTCTTCTTGAAGATGTCTTCAGCCTGCCAGATCGGCATAATCATGCGGCGAATGCCGTAGAACGCATTCGACGAAGAATCTGCTTCGATGTCAAGATAGTAGTCAAACGGCGAAGTCCTATAAGCAATCACAGAGTCATGCGTGATCACTTGCTCAGGATCGACCACCACATTATAACCAGGAGTAATGATACCACGACCTGTAAGTAGCAGAGTATCTCTGACTGCACGACGAACCTCCCTCTTCAGATCGAGGGCTTTCCAAAGCCAGTTGACGTAAGCCTCTTTGATTGCGCTGGCCATGACTTCTTCAGGCGAGGTGGGAACTGCTTTCTTGCGGGGTCTTACTGAGATATAGGGATCGCGGAAGGTAGAAAGCGAAGACTTAATTTCGATCATAGGGGTCAGTAAAGGAACGGTGATCTGCTCGCTCCCGAACCTATTCGCATACTGCATCAAATTCTTTCTCGCGTTGACGAAGCTCTCTTGATATGCCTTGTCGCACATCAGAATCTGAGTAAGCCACTCCCCGGCTGTGGTCTCCATTTTGCGACCGCGGCCAGACTTCGTATTGTATGGCACCGGATTGCCGGGGAACTGAGTCTGGATCAACGAGCTCTGAGTACCCGAGTCTGGGTACACATCGCCAGTTGCGGCCATTATCTTATCACTCTCAGCCATTAGAGCCTCGGATTGAAAATTTCAATTCGCTCAGTTTATGAAACCAGTATCACGACGCCCAAAGACTTCACTTGGAAGAGCTCCATGATCGCGCTTAAACTCTTTCAGGTACTCTTTTCTGACTCGCATGAAGCTGTTCTCCGCTACCTGAGGAACAGCCTCTTCTTCGTGCGGCCTGTACATATGACGATAGCCGCTGACTGCAAGAGCCAAGGCAATCACTCGGTCGTCGTAACAACCAGACTGTGCACCAAACCTTCCAGGCTTAATCTCCACGAACGTAGTCAGCTCGTTTCGTGCTTTCATGCTGTAGACTTTGAGCTGCTCACGCAGACTCTTTCTCAGGTTGGTGACAAGCTGAGACTTAGTCTTCTCAGTGGTCAACCACCCAAGGCGGCCAAGACGCTCAATAGCTTCTCTCTTATCGTACGAGTATCTCTGAAGAATCTTGCCTGGAGTATAGATCTTGCGAAGCTGTGCAACAGTCGCAATTCCGTGGTTATTGAGCTCCGGAACGACAAACGCATTGTTGTACTTCTTCGCGAGATCTCTAATCGGAAACGCAAACTCGTCAGGATCAACTTCGTTTGAGACCCACTCAAAAACTTGCTCAAAGGTGTCGCAATCGATGCAAGTGATCACAGAGTTGTCGCCGCCCAGTCCGGCGCCAACGTCTACGCCAATGCAATAGGTGTGACCTTTCTCAGGCTGCTTATAGGTCTCGAGTTCTCTGTTGACAATGGGATCGCACTCAGCAAACGGGATAACCTTAAAGACGCTTCGTCCGCTTGCGAGCCAAGCTTCCTCAAACGTCAGCGGATATTCCTGAGGAAACATGTTACTGCCACCTGCGAGCTCGCTATCGTCCATCTCGCACATCTTCTCATAACGCCATGCGAGCTGCTCAGGTGTCAAGCCGTAGTCTAAAAGCTCTTTCTCTTCGTCCGTGAAGTTTCCTTTGCAGCCTCCCCACCACTCAGGCCATTGGGCTCTTTCGATTCTGTACTCATGAAAATCGGCCCAGCTGTAGAAGTGCAGCTTAAACCTTGACTTCCCTTCTCTGGCCCTAAGAGCCCGCAGATGAAACCAAGTACCGGATCCATTTGCAGTACTCTCGAGATCGATGACCCCTTGTCGTGGAACCGCTTCAAAGAGGCCTGCTGTAAGGTTCTGTGGACTTTCCCACATTCCCACCTCAGAACAATGCAGCCTATTAATAGTGTCACCACGACCAAAGTGCTCACTACCAGCAGTTCCGATGTAGAACGCGGAGTTGTTCTCCTTGAAGTAGAACTCACGTCTATTGCTCCGTTTCAGCACGGGCTTCATCGGGATTTGTGGATGCTCCAAAAAGAACCTCACACGGTCAAATAGCTTCTCGGTAGACTGACTATCATGGGCAATCAAGACGCAGCGAATGTTCTTCTCAGCAAGACAAGCCATCGTGTTTTCAGCACAGATGAAGCTTGAAAAGCCTTCTTGTCGAGCCTTTACTATGATGTTTCTACGAGACCTTGATTCATCGTACTTCCGCTGAACTTCGTTCAACCGAAACGGCACCTTCTCGCCGCTCTTGTCTACGATGTTGAAGGTCTGTTCGATCATCCTGGCATACGGGGTCACAAAACACCTCGACTACTGGAAGGCTCCAACCGATCTCTTTCTTCCACTCTTCTATGACTTCTCGCAGAGTCATTTCACCTTATCCATTAGGACAAACCCGCCTTTGTCGCCAACCGACGGATACCAAACCCACTCTTTGCCGGCGGGTGCAGCCTCAGCCGGCCTCGGAAACTTGCCCTGTTTCGGTTTCGCAGCGGTCGTGCTCACAGGATCTCGCTTCAAGTTGTGCTTCTTGATGATCCTCTTCTTCATGATCTCGACGAGAACTTCCTGTGGCGGTCGGCCGTACAAAGTGCCTTCAAAAGTGCCTCGTGCGGCAGCTGGTAGCCTGCTAACTCCGCGGATCTCTTCAAGCGTTAAAGGAGCAACCTCTTTCTTAGCCATCGCCTGACCGGCTGCACGGCGAAGCAGAGCCTTTCTTCCGATCGAGCCAACGCCGGCAAAGGCGCCAGGGTCAACAGTCACACTCCTACCTTGGCCCAAGCCCATCGTGATGGCATCCGGCGAGGGTGTCCGATAGGCCTCAAGAAGGCGTCTTCCGATCATAACTGGAAGATCGCTTACATCGGGCTGAGTGCCTTCACGCGCAGGAGTCATCAGGTCGATGGGTCGTGTACGAAAAGGTGGCATTACTGTGACCTCTTAAGAACGCTGCTGTCATAGATCGCTATTTCCCATGCGCCACTTGGGAGCTTCTCTTTTGCGCCCTTGATTCCGTGTCGAATGAAGAGGTGCCTTGCCTTCTCTGGGCCAACTGTTTTCACAACGGCACCGATAAGGCCGCTTCCATGTCGAAGACTCTGTATCCCTCGCATGGATATAGCATCTTCATAGGTGAGCCCAGCATCCTTAAGGACGCGCAGCATCTTGTCCTTAAGATTTGGAGATCCCTGAATAGGGTCGTAGAACTCGTTCAGGTTAATATCGGCCTCATATGTCTTCGACCCGTATTTGTTGTACAGCTTTGAGACCCCAGGCTCTGTTGAGGCGTACAGTCCTGGGCCAAGGATCCTGTTGCCTTCTCCGGATCCAAGCTTCCTCGGGTTAATTGGGCCTCCAGAATAGGATCCAACATGGTAGACTCGGGTCTTTGCTGTGGCCTCTTCTGCCTCTCGAATCGCTCTCTCCGCAGCTACATGCCTCGGCTTGTTGATGACATCGTAGTTGTAGATCACATAGTTGCTTGGATCTCCACGATGCTTTGTGCCTCCAAACTTGCCGGCACGATACTTGATGCCATCATATCCCATCTGGAGCGCAGCCTCTCTAACATCCAGTCTGGAGTCACTCCAGTTACGAAAAAGGAAATCCTCAACTGTCGCATTACCCTCTGGAAAGAAATAAGATGAATGTTCATTCCACCTTTGCTTGATGTCCGCCGTAAGTGCCTGTACATCATCAACTCTACGGGTCCGCCCCTCCGACTTCGCAAAGGCTTCGATGAACTCATCAGTCACAGGCGCATGAATGTCCAGGATCTTGGCCTGTGGCGGAAGGTTGTGCTGTCTTATGAGACCAGAGCCACTACGAACTGCGCCCTTTCCGCCAGCATATCCACTAGCCACATCTGGAGACTCAGTAAGATAGATCCCACGTCCGTACAGATCGCCACCTGCACCTTGTCCAGCTTTCTCTGTGCTGAAATGCGTAAAGCTTCTTCCTGGGCCTCTAGGATAAATGAACTCAATCATCTTCGCAGGAGGAACGGAAGCATCCAGCAACGACGACACCGCATCGCTGAAGTTATCTGCTACCTCTGGCCACTTGCTTCGTAGATTTTTGAGGCTCTTTTGTACCTTTACTACGTCTTTAATGGGGATATCATGAAAGGCGTCCTCTATAGCCATCCTCATTCCGGCTTCCGCAGAGTCTCGCGTGTGACCCTTATACGCAGCGACCTCGCCAAGATCCCTCTGAATCTTTGACAGCAGGGCGTCTTTTGACTCTTGTCGAATAGCTTTAAAAGGAGGATAGTTCAGTTCCTTTTTAACCAGCTCAAAGAGCTCTTCTATCTGCTTAGGAAGAATGCTTGCTTCCTGCTGCAGAGCTTCTGTCCCATGAAATAGCTTCGAGCCACGAATTGCTCGAGCAACAGCCACCGGAGCGGTCATCGCAATAGAGCCGACTCCCATGTCAGGCACGCTGCCAGCAAGACTTAGTGCCGTTGCTTCACTCGAGTTCTTAGGCTTATGAACACCGGATAGAGTCAACAGCTTCCCGAGAACGAGCTTTGAATATGCCTTGGCGTAGTCCTCAGGTCTTTCCGGCGGCGCAACTTCCGGAGCAACCTGTCTCGGATCTTCTGCGATTTTGTACTGCGGCACTATTCTAGCCTCGAATTGAAACTTCTAGTCTTGGATTGAAATTTTCAATTCAAGCCACTTTGCTGGCTGCATCCAGGAAAGCGACTTCGATCTGCTTATGCGTCGGCCAAACGCCTTTCTTGAGTCTCCATTGACGCGCCACAGCTTGCCTGAAGGTCTCAAGCTTCTGAAGATCAGGCTGTTTGCTGTCCTTGTGAAGCTCTTCCATGATCTCCTTGATAAAGGCCCACAGCTTAGGCCCATACTCAAAGAGGATTCTCATCACAAGATCAATCCATCCGAAGACCTCACTCGAAGATGCCATCACTCAGCCTCACTATAGCTCGCAAGCAAATCGTCAACTTCGTCGCCGCTCCAATGAGAAAGCTCTTCAAGCAACGCCTTCACGACCTTAGCTACCAAAGAAACCGGCATATCACACTCGTCAGCAATCAAAGAGGCGAGATCAGACTTACTCATCATAGTGAGGCCCTTTCCAACGGGCCAGTGGCCCGGCGCGAGCTACTTCACTTCGACCTTAAGGCCTGTGCATCCAGCCGGCGGAAGATCAAGGCTAAACTGAACCGGCTCAGACTCTTCACTCCGGTTTCCAGACTGGTCAATAGCGGCGATCGTGGCGCTGTAGGTACCGTCGCCTGGGATCGGCCACACGAATGCGGTTCCAGGGTGAGGAATCTTGAACTCTTCGCCGTCGACGGTCAAGGCGTATTCTTTCATGTCAGGCTCAGTATTCGCATTCCAGGTGAAGGTCGCCGTCGGGTTG